GTCCTGCTTCGAGTGGCCCGCCACTCGAGGCGGCGTCGACGGCTACCTCCGTCGTCGGGGGCTGCTCGAATCTCTCAGTTTGGGCATGATGGGTGGTTCCACCATTCGTCTTGTCACTAGGAGGTTCGGGCAGTTCTGTCAGGATAGCCTTGGGACGTTCTGTCTCAGGGTTATCCGGGACAACGCGGTCTCCTTGGAGACCTCGTCCGACGACCAGGTCGTGAGGTGCCTCGGAGTCTTGGTGCTCAGGAGTGAGCGCGCCGTCAGGCGTGCCCGTTCTTGTGCACTCGAGTCTCCGGGGATGAAGTTCAGGGTCATCGGTGTGCCCGATGCCCTGACCTTCATCGAAGGGACTTGGACCCGCTGGTCTTCGAAGTTGCTTCCTAGGAAGCACTTCGTTCCCAACGGGGGCAAGTTCCCCTCGAACCTCACCGGCCTGCCGCCTGGTGGAACCTTCCGCTCCCTTGACCTTTCGAAGGCCACGGACGGTCTGTCCCATCAGGCGGTGGAGGTAGTGATCCGCTCCCTCGCCGGCGCTGGCGCGATTCGGGCTTCCGAGCTCGAGTCGTCGCTCGCCGGTCTCGGGGTCGGCCCCTACGCGACTGTCTGGTCGTGTAGGGACCTCCCCGGGGAGTGGATCGCGAGGAGGGGGAGTCCGATGGGCACTCCTCTCAGCTTTGTTGTGTTGTCTTGGGTTAACGCTTGCGCAACAGAGGCTTTCACCGCCTCTGTCACCCATGGTGACGATGCCGTTGGTTACGACCTGAGCTCGGAGGAGCTTGGTGAGTACCAACAGTTCATCGCCGCCGTGGGCGCGAGTGTCAATCTCTCCAAGACGTTCAGTGCTCGCTTCGGTTTCACCCTCTGCGAGCGTCTGTACGGGCTTGGAGCCACAACGAAGCGTAGGCCTACTGCCTTCTGTCCGCCACCCTGCCCCCCTCCGGGGGTCGGGGAGCCACTGTGCGCCTCTGGCGACCAGTGGCCGCTCTACCTCCGTAGAGCGGAGCGGGTTCAGAGGGCCCTCTTCCCGTGGCTCGCCAAGTCGCCCTCCGCCCGTCTTCCGACGAGCGTTGGCGGTCTTGGCTACACGGGGAGGGGTCTCAAGGTCTCTCGCTCGGTTCGCGTCAGGCTCGGGGCTGCTTGCAGCCGCGACCTGCCGGAGCTCGCGCGGGAGGTCCTTGAGAAGAAGACCTACAGAGAGGAGGGCCTCTTCCCTCGTTCGCTGGTTCCTGTGCCTCGAAACTCTGGTTCCTACTACAGGTTCCGGACTGGCTTCCTTATGGACAGCCGGTTCCGGACCCTGGGGGATCAGGCCTTCGAGACTACAGTAACCTTCCGCGACTTCGTCGCCTACCGGGAGTCGGAAGTCCTTAGGGGCTTCCTTCTCTCCGGTGGGCGGCTCCGTCGCGGGGCGAACGGGGGAAGACCAGAGAAGACCAAACGGCGGGCCCTGTTCCGCTCGAGTGCCCCATCCTGCAAGCCACTTAGTGTGGCTGGCGGGGTGGGCGCGCTCGAGCGGCTCGCTGCGCGTCTCGACGCGCAGCGGGTCAGGGTCCGCCCGGACGTAGCCTCCGTGATTCGTGGTCGAACCACA